GATAGACTTTTGTATTATCCGTACAGCCATTGGCCGATATGACCAACTCAACATCGGTCATGTCGGTGTACTTGAAGATGGACTCTAGGCAGGGCTTGAGCAGGTCCTCACAATGGTTGTAAGTGGGTATAACAATTGAATACTTCATCAGAAGGTCCCACCATCTACGCCACTAGTAATTGCATTGGTGCTGCCATCCACAGCAAGTCCTGCATCTGCAAGCACTGACTGACTGCCACTTGTAGCAGCAGCAAACAGAATATAGCCAGCCGTAGCACTTGCAGTGACTGTCACCGTTGAAGGTGGCGTTCCTGAGAAGCCGCTAATACCTGAAAACCCTGAGATGCCACTGAATCCCGAAATTCCAGAAAAGCCCGAAATTCCTGAAGCGCCGGAAAACCCGCTAATGCCCGAGGCGCCTGAAAACCCACTGATACCTGAGAAGCCTGAGATGCCACTAAACCCTGACGTTCCACTGAACCCGGAGATGCCAGACGCGCCTGAAAAGCCTGATTGCCCACTGAAGCCAGAGATGCCTGAAAACCCACTCGTGCCACTAAAGCCAGAAATACCTGATGCACCTGAGAATCCTGAAAAGCCTGAAAAGCCCGAGGTGCCACTGAACCCCGAATAGCCAGAGATGCCACTAAAGCCAGAGACGCCTGAGAATCCGCTGATCCCAGAAAACCCGCTTATGCCTGAAAAGCCAGATTGGCCGCTGAATCCCGAGATTCCTGAGAAGCCAGAAATGCCTGAGAAGCCTGAGTAGCCGCTGACCCCAGAAAAGCCACTCGTACCCGAGAATCCACTCGCCCCTGAATACCCTGAAATGCCAGAGAACCCTGAAACCCCTGAAATACCGCTAAATCCGCTGATACCACTAAAGCCACTAATACCCGAAAAGCCCGAAATGCCTGAAAAACCAGAGGTGCCTGAGAAGCCGCTCGTGCCTGAAAAGCCTGAAGTACCAGAAAACCCACTCGTGCCCGAATAGCCACTGATGCCAGAAAAGCCTGAGTAGCCTGATTGGCCTGAAAAGCCACTTATTCCCGAGAATCCTGAGATGCCTGAAGCGCCTAATGCATTAGTCCAAACACCTCCGACGACACCTTCAAACCGCGGGTAATCGATGTTGTAACGGATCATGCCGTCTTGTGGCGACGATCTTTCAGCCGTTGTGCCTGCAGGGATCTGAACTGATCCCGTGCCTGGCAGTACAGGATCATCAGCCAATCCAATCGTTGGATTGCCGCCTACACCATCGCCGTTGGCTACATCAATTTCACTGGCCGTGCCTGTCAGCGTTAAAACACCGACGCCGCCTGCAGCGGTGCGTGACAGCAAGCCATTGCCTGAGGTGTTGGCCAGGTTAAGAACAATGCCCGAAAGCAGGATAGTTGGGTTGCCTGCAACCCCATCGCCGTCCGTAACGCTTAAACCCGTTGTTCCAGCCGCGATAGACCGCGCTGTGAGCGTTGTTGAGTTCGTCTTGACCTGAATACCCGTCCCTGCTGCTACGAGGCTTGCAGCGGCCCCAGAAAGGCTTAGAACAAGGGTTGAGCCAGCGCCGTTATCGACGAGCGATAAACCACTGCCTGAAGTTGTTAGTTGGCGCGACTGAGTTAATGAGCCTTCCGATGTAGCGGTGAGAAAACTGTAATTTGTGACAGGCGTTGCGGCAATGTCTGCAACTGTCGTTTGAACCGTAACGCCATCCTGAACAATAGGCACCGCTTCCGTACCTGCTAACGGATTAGCAATTGGAAGCTGGGTAATGGTCTGATTGGGCATGGCTATGGACTAGGTTGGAGGTTTATGCCATCAACATTACCGTCATTTTCAGGTATTTCTGTGTTTTGCTCAGTAGACAAAACAATTTGCTGAACGCCGTTTGACAAGATCGAATTTGGATCAACGGCCACGGAAACATCGGGCCTTGGGAACCGCAGATTAATGCGCTCAGTTTTCCTGGCTGGCAATCTGTACGGGTCCTTTTGATCGGCACATCCTTCATCGCAAACTTGCAGGCCTGGAAAGTTGGGATCAGGCCTCATGACAACGTAGGCACGCTTCATCTTGCAGCGATCACACACCGCAATCGCTACACTTGACAGCCCCTCTGTATTCAAAAAAACTGGCATGGTCAGGATGTGTAAGGCATGATATTGGGCGCGAAGTAGATCGGACTGCGATCACGTTCTTCTTGCTCAACTTCAGTCAGATATTTGGTTGACTGCGCCTCAAGATACTGAACTCGATCCAGTGGTACTTGTGGCAATTCCAAGGATAGCTGGTGACTGAGCATGGCCATGGTGGCCAAATACCATCGCTGAGGGATCTGTAGTTCATCAGTCAAATCGCCCACATCCATGATTTGCTTGGAATACCAAACCACCATTTGAACAAATGGTTCATTAGGAACCGGCCATAAGTAAATTTCAGGCTGCGGTATGGTCCTGTTAAACCAATACTGATAAGGCTGATTGGCTGTGAAGTTCTTGTTGGGCAGATTGGTGTAATCGTCACGATTCAATCGTGACATCTGGATTTCACGCGATTGATTGCCAACATAAAATTCTCTAAGGGCTAACGTCGTTCCACTGTAAGCCCTGATCCGATAATACTGAACGAGTTGGCCAGGATCAATGTCATACCATTGCCATTGATTATCAGTAACAAGCGTAGTGCCAACATTCTCTAGCGTATTCCAAGTAATGTTGTCGCTGGAATATTCTAATGTGTAATTCCATGTAGCACTGCCGCCGCCGGCAACATAAGGCAAGACACCAATAGACCCGGCATAAACAGCATTGTCTGTGCCGTAATTGATAGCAATGTTGCCGTTTGCTGCCGTTTGCTGCGTATAAGTATTGATGTTGTTATCAAACGCAAGGCCAACAATACCGCCATCTGATGATGTATAACCGCCACCACTGTTGGGCGTGGGCCTTTGCATGGTGCGATAGAGCACATTCAGGGCGTCATTGGCACCAACGGGCAAGCTGTAAATATATCTTTCGGGTGTAAGGCCAATAACTTCTTTCTTAACTGCCCAATATTGAATGCCAAGATTGATTAGGCTTGAAAGGGTCATGCCCAGCACCTGCCGAGCAGCAACAACTTGCTCGCTTGTTAGTTCTTCAGCAAGCTTGCCACACCGTCTTGCAGCGTGATCGATAAGTGTCTGGACGTTAAAAACCTGACCGTAAGTATCTGAATAGGCCATCTCACCACCCTGGGCAGTTCCAACGCTTCATGGAAGCCCTAGCCCTCGAGCCAGGCTCTGATTTGCGTGCAACAGGACCCATACGCGCACAGAATGAATCACGCCTTGGTCCTCCTTGGGGCTGCGGAGCCTTCAGGTTTGATCCTGTTTCTCGGTTGTACTTTGCCCGGCCTTTGGCGGTAAGACCCGCTCCTTGATCTGCCGGAAGTTTTTCACCACGGCCAATCGCCAGGCTCGGACCACCGTTTTTAAGCTGTTCAGGAAGCTTTGCATACGATTTCCCTTTCACATTGGACTGCGTGTACTCTGCAGCCACATCGGGGCTAATGCCAACCTTCTTGGCAAACTTGGGATTGTTCTCAGCCGCTTTCATCAGCCGGAACTGCGCTTTAGTCTTGGCAGGCATTTAAGCTATCTGCCCCATGGTAACAATCAACGAAGGGATGGCCGGGTACGCAGGCGTCACACTTGATGGCAGCGCCTCAAGCGTTACATCCGTTGATTCAGGCAGCCAAAACAACTGCACATAGTTAGTGGCGTTCAAATCTAAGTAAAAGTTCCAGGCGGCCACCGCAAAACCAAAGATGCCTGCATTCTTACGCGCCGGCACCGTAACTTGCGTCGATGAGTTGGCAAGATCTGAACCGTTGACCTTTATCCAAATCGTGACAATGTGCTGCTCGTTAGCGACATTCTTGAACTGGGCGCTGAACTGAAAGTTATAAATGCCGTCATTGGGCACCGTAAAACGGCTATTGCTAACCAGGGTAATGCCATCGGCAATATCCGTAGTGTTGCAAGTCATGGCCGTGCCAGCAGTGGTGCTTCCCGTCTGATCTTGGGTGCTGCTAAAGCCGCCATAAGCTGCGCCAAACGCACGCAAATCACCGATAGTTGCTTGCACATTCGCGCCACTTTGCACTAACGGCACAAGCTCTGCGCCCGTCAGCGTTGCGGCTGCTGGCATTGCGCTAATTTTCTGGTCGGCCATTACGATTGCTCCAAAACAATTTTGCTGTCGTCTTCTTGCAGCACATACCCTGGCGTTGTCTCATCCAGGATGTAAAACGTGGTTGGCGGGAGGGCGCCGTAAGTATCAACTACACCATCATCGCCAACATCAAGGCCGTAGTCAGTACCTCCGATGACATTCTGGGCGCCAACACCTAATGCAAAGCCATCCGAGGTATTGGCTTGGTTGGCAACGCTTGAGTAGCCAACAGGTGCCATCAAATACCTGCTTGAATGAGTTTAAGCGTTGCAGTGCCAGAGCCTGAGTTAACAAGCAACTTGATGGCTGTTACAGGGAATGCGTAGTTGCCATCAGCAGCCGCCACTTGGCCAGCTACCGTGGGATGACTAAACCAAGTGGAGATCGTGCCACTGGGATCGTCAAATGAGTGCTGGACGGTGTAATTGACCGTGCCTGATACCGTGACACCAAAGCCCACATTGAACGGGCTGATGTTGGTATTCATGACCACGGTGCTGCTTGAGCCTACTCCGGTTTTGGATACGGTCACTACCTTCATGATTGTCCTTCAATGTGATGCAGGGGCCGAAGCCCCTACTATCTAGCACGCGCCGCCTGCTCGCTTCTTTGCTGGTGGTGGCGATACTGTCACAGACTTCTCTGTTTCAGTCACAGCACCTTGCCCTCGGAACTTATCCCGAAGCTTGCTACCAAGCTCTTTGAATATGCTCACTGGGTTAAGTGCCTCCTCAAGATCGCGACTAGCCTTGGCTGCTGTAGCCTCTGGATCTTTTACAGGCTTGACCGTCTTATTCATCAGGTCGCGCTCGTAATTGCTCACAGGGCCAGCAGCAGCACCGCCGGCGTTGTACTTGACCTTGCCACCACGCTTGAATGTGCCCGATTGGCGATCATTGGACACAGCCGCGGATGCAGGCTTTTTGGGATAGGCTACAGGCCGGCCTGAATCAACAAGACCCCCCGTAGCGTAACCCTTTTTTGGGGCACCACCTTTCTTGTAGCCGCCGGCATTACCTAAGCGAACTTCGCCAGTCTTAGTACCAGTAACACCAGGGGGCGTTGTTGAAACATTGCCTTCAACACCACCGCCCTTGGCATAAGCAGAGCCGCCACGCTTGTAGCCACCAGGCTTGCCCATGGACACTTCACCCGTCTTTTTAGGCGTGTGATGCTCACCTTCAGCCGTGTCCATCTTGGTTTTGACATAGC